GCGGTAAATATACTACTATGCCAAGACTCAGCTTATACCGCCCAGAAAAGGGCAATGATTATAAATTTATTGACAAAACCATTTGGGAAATGTTCCAAGTTGGCGGTACTGATGTGCTGGTTCACAAGTATATTGGACCCGGTGCTGCCACACAAGGTGATACACCAAGTACTCCAGACTACGGAACTTCCAACGAAACACAAATTCAAGACCTGTTGTTTTTAGAAAACCGTGATCGCAAGTACGATCCCGACATTTATCTATTGCGTGGTGTTTACAATCTAGCAGACATTGATTTTAACCTAAGTCAATTTGGCTTATTTTTACAAAACGACACAATCTTTATGACTTTCCATATTAACGATACTGTGGAAAAAATAGGTCGTAAGATTATGAGTGGCGATGTTATTGAACTTCCGCACCTAAAAGACGAACACGCTTTAAACAATTTGCAATTTGCTCTCAAACGATTCTATGTTGTTGAAGAAGTTAATAGGGCAGCAGAAGGATTTTCAGTAACTTGGTACCCACATTTATATCGTGCAAAATGTAAACCACTGGTTGACAGTCAAGAATTTAAACAGATACTTGACGGTGTTGCAGAAGAAGGCAGTAATACCACACTGCGCGATATCATGTCAACCTATGAAAAAGAAATGCAGATCACTGCTGCGGTATTGGATCAAGCAGAAGCGGATGCGCCGAAGAGTGGATTTGATACTACACAGTTTTATCATTTACAAAAAGGTCCAGATGGTAATCCTCAACTGATCAGTGCTGACCTAGAAACAACTTTCATTACAAACAACCAGCCGCAGGCCACAGATGAAAACGGTGCTCCACTATTTGACACTGAAGGTAATCCAATATATGCTGGGGTTACTGCTGATCAAACTTATAGAAGTATTGAGCGTGGCGGGTATGGGGAAATAAACGGCAATACAGATACTTGGTTGGCTGACGCCATTCCGGCCAACGGTGCTAGATTTACCGCTGGTATTGCTTTCCCAACAACACCTCAAGAAGGCCAATTCTGTTTGCGAACAGATTACTTGCCTACTCGCTTGTTTAGGTACAGTGGCACACGCTGGATCAAGATTGAGGACAATGTAAGAATGACCATGAACAATCTGGGTGAAAGCGATGTAGGAACTGGTGACAGATTTGTTGGTAAAGATGTTAGACAAACACAAAAAGCAGATTTTGTCAATAATACAAAAGCTACTACTATTAATGGTAAGACAGTTAAAGAGCGCCAGAGTTTGTCAAAAGCTCTTAGACCAGAGGCAGACGAATAATGGATTTCTTTTATGATGGACAGATACGCCGGTATGTAACACAGTTCATGCGGGTGTTTATTGGATTTAAATATCAGGCTGGGGACAAAGAAGAACGCCTGGTGCCTGTTATGTATGGTGACCTAACTAGGCAAGTTGCTAGTATCATTAAAGATAATAGCGAAAACAAAATGCCTACAGTTCCTAGAATTTCCTGTTATATTACGGGGTTAGAATTAGACACTAGTAGATTAGCAGACAGCACATTTGTCAGCAAGGTGAATATACGAGAGCGCACCTATGAAGATGTTGCAGGGCAACGAGTATATGGTACTGAACAAGGTGCAGGCTATACTGTTGAAAGATTGATGCCTACTCCTTTTAAACTCAAGGTCAAGGCAGATGTATGGACATCTAACACTGATCAAAAATTGCAATTGCTTGAGCAAATATTAATCCTATTCAATCCTAGTCTTGAAGTGCAGACTACAGACAACTATGTTGATTGGACCAGTCTTAGTGTTATCTATCTTACTAGTACAAATTTTAGTTCTAGGTCAATACCACAAGGTACAGACACCGATATAGACATTGCCAGTTTAGAATTTGAAATGCCTATATACATTAGTCCTCCGACTAAAGTCAAGAAACTGGGTGTTGTTCGTGCAGTTATCAACAATATGTTTACTAATACAGGCGATGCAGTTAACATCAACAACTTGATTTACAACGACGGAGATCTGCAAACTGCTGTTGAATACAAACGCTATGGCATTGTTATGCTAAAGGCAGATAACGGAGTAGCTGGAGATTATAATATCAGTATTGTGGATGTTGGACAGGCTGTGCTTGATGCTGGACTAGATTTACCTCCTGAAAAAATTGGCAAAAAATTAGATTGGCAATTGGTGCTAGATCAATATGGTGGTTATAAAGAAGGTGTTAGCAGAATTACATTTAAACAGCCTAACGGTGGCGAACTTGTTGGCTCCATTACTGTCAACCCTGTAGATCCTACACTATTGGTTGTGTCTATGGACATGGACACCGTTCCGGGCAATACATTGATTGCCACAGGAAGATATCCTGACAACACAGTTTATACCAGTGTGCGTTCAGCCAGCAAGGGCACAATAGATGCTATCATTAATCCCTATAACTTCAATCCGTTGTCGACCTACGGAACAAAGGCAAACTATCCTGTTGGATTAAGATATCTAATGTTAGATGATCTAAACATGTTTCTTGCACCAACTCGAGCAGCCAGCATTGCTACCAATATTATTGACACTGACATAGATTACTACAGAATTGTTAGACCCGATCAAAAGCAAAAGGCCAGCGCCTCTAACTTGCCAAGGTCGTATAGCAACATTTTTCAAACCAAAGTGTATGTCAACGGTGTTGAAGTGGGATTTACAGAAGTTGAAGACGGCGGTGTATTTGAAACTTTTGCATCAACAAGTTACAGAACAGTGTCAGGCAAATACAAAATACGACTGAATGAGTTTCCTCCACTAGAAGACGGCAATGGCGTTGCCAGTGTTATAAAGTACACCATTGAAAAATATACCTATCCAGATTGGTTCTCAGAAGGCGACGATCCCGATACCCTACTCGTTGAAACTGATGTTTACTTACCAGGTAAACCAGAGCGTAGTTCGGGACCAACTGCTTGGAAAAATCTAGACGATTCAGATGTATTCATTAAAGCCAACAGCATTATTGAGTGGAATGGAAGTCGTTGGGTTAGTGTTTTTGATCCTGAAGAAGTTACTACCAACATCTACATTACCAACCTACGAACAGGTATACAATACAAGTGGGACGGTGTCCAATGGTTGAAATCGTTTGAGGGTGAATACTTGCCAGGATCTTGGAGATTGACTCTAAATCCTTAATAAGTACTGGATGCAACAACGAGCCGGCTTATTATTTCTAGCAAAAACTACGGGTAGAATCCTACTCATTCTTCAAGATGAGAAATGGACTGTGCCCACATTTGCTAGATCTGCATCACTGTTAGAAGATGCCGATGTGCTACTTAAAGATTATCACTCGGGAAGAATACTGCCCATTGAGTTGTATCTCAGCGAAGACCGTGGGTTTGAATACGGTACCTATGTGTGTTTGGTCTCTAACGAATTTTTAACGCAGGCTGTGCCCACACTAGCGTGGTGCGGTCTAGATTATCTTCCTAAACAATTGCATGGTGGTCTTAAGGTCACATTAAATAATCAGCTGATACGCACAAAAATTGATACTATAATGGAGTTAGAAAATGCTGCCAACTTTGGAAAACAGTGAAAGATTTAAAACTGAATTTAACGATTGGAGATCACGGATTAACAATGTTACCAATGATCGAGTTAAAACTGAACTTAACGAAAAACTAAATCAGTTATTGCGAGAAGTTAGAGCTGTTGATCAACAGCATAGAGATGTGCTAATGGCTAAACAGTTGCCTAATATGATTTCCGATAGTCGCAATACACTATCTGAGATTCGTCAAAGTATAGCTAGGCAATTAGAAGATTACGAAAAAGTTAAATCCAACTAACTTTATCTTCGTAGCAGCAGTTAGGTTCGCCATTTAAAAATCTAACTGCACCGTCAAATATTTCTTGAATAAAATTCTCTCTTTCAAAAAATTCAACCATCTGTATGACCAATATTCTTTGATTGGTTTGTGTATTAAAGATCACAACATCATATAACGGCTTGGTGATTTCTGGAGTAACTTGGCGGACTCCATTCTCGGTCTTCGACCATTGATAAATTCCAGTAGTATTCATTTTATAAGCTCACGATGTTTTTAACTGTAATAGCGCCGACCATGATTGGATGCAGTGTACATTGATACCTGTATCCTCCAGAAATAGATGCAGGAACTTTCCAGTATAGTGTTCCATTTACCTGTCCTTGTGCATTTGATCCGGTACTAACCGCTCCATTAAGTGCTACATGGAATAATCCAGTATTGTAATTTGTACCTGTTCCGTCTTGAATCACAAACGGGTGGCCTGCACATTGTAATTTAAATGCTATAGTAGTTCCGCCTATGGCATAGATAGTCGGATTGCTTCCTGAATATTGATCAAACAAATAAGAAACCGCTCCACTATTGCTAACAGTGAGCATGGTAATAGCAGGCATGTAAACTTGATCTATACTAAAACTTCCAAGAGCTACTTCAGTAAGTCCTGCAAAAGTACTGGCTGCTGAACTAGTAAATGTAATTGTATCAGTACCTGCATTGGTAGTAATAGTAATACCACTACCTACCAAGGTAAGTGTATCAGTATCACTGTCTGCCGCTACCGTAGTTTGTCCAGCAACCGCTATATTTGCAAATGAATTGCTAGTGCCGCCGCCACCGCCACCTGCTGTAGAATTAATAGTGATACTGTCGGATGAGGGATCGGTAGTTAGCGTGACATTGCTACCGGCAATTAATGTAAGGGTATCGGTTGAAGTATCTGCAACCACATTACTCTGTCCAGCAACCGCTACTGTTGAAAAAGTATTAGGGGTAGAAATTACCACTTGGCTGCTAGCAGTTAACAAGTCCCAAACTGTTCCGTCAAAGATCCAGGTAGCATCTCCTGACGAGTATGTTGCATTTGCAGCGGGCGATGATGGAAAATTAATTGCCATAGTTGTTCCTAAAATTATTTATGTTATGCAAATCTATAAATCGCCACAGTATTTCCATCTGTTTCTAATGTATACGGATCTGGTGGGGTAATCATTGTAGAAGTTCCGTATCTATTGATATTGCTAATTCGAACAGTGTGATAGTCAACATAGGTTAATCCGTCGTAGAATGTATTAGAATAGGTTGCAGGTGGTGCAATAAAGTTAAGTCGATTCCAGGAGGTTCTTGAGGTAACGTTGATTGCTTGATCAAGACCTGTTGCATTTCTATAACCCCACTTTCTTGTACCGTTTTCGGTGTATAGTTGCAAATGATAATAACGAGGAACCCAGCTTGCATCAATGGTTATTACATGCCAAGTCCAAATATCTGTAGCTGCGGTTACATCGAATCCGCCGTCGGGTCGTACATTAATACCACCCTGGTGCGTATACGGAAATACCTGTGGCTTATACATCAGGCCAACAAACTGATCTGTTGCTGAATTAGATACGCTTAGATATGTTGCTAGATCAGATGATCCTGTATTAATACCGTTTAATCTTCCATAGAATTCAATCGTGCAAGGAATTGATAAAGTACTAGGTAATGTTAATGTTAGTCTACCGGTACTCTGATTAGCTGAAAGATATTTGCGCCATCCTGTTGTTGTTATGGTTGCATTATTGATGCCGCCTAGACTACCCGATGTAATATTAGTTCCTGTAGAATAAGTTGGTACGCCTAATTGTGTCCCAGCTTCGGTAATAGGAACGGTTATTGTTCCGTCTTGAATTGTCATAGTCACTGACTTGGATGTTGCATTTTGATGATCGTTCAGTGTTTTTAATTCTATTTTATCAACAACGCTGCCTAGGACATAACTCAATGTAGAAGTTCCCGGAACTGGTAGATACTCTAGAGATTCACCAGCTGCTGCATTACCAGAAAGGGTATATGGTGATACACTGACGTAGCCTGGAGGATTAGAGGCTGTTAATGTAAAGGTGTTTCCTTCCGCAACCGGATTTGCACTAGAAGTTATTAGCCACGGTCTACTGGTTGCTAGCCCGCTAAGTTGTCTACTCTGAACACTAGTTAATCGTGGCATATTATGTTCCGAATGAGCTTAAACTGCCAAAAACTGTCCAACTCGATGCTATTCTAGTAAATGTAAAACTAACAATGTCTTTTTTGCTGGCGTTTCCGGATGGTGTTAATCCAGCTAGCCAATTAATAGTTACAGGTGTACCGTCTATCTGTAATACATTTGGAACATACGGGGTAGCTCCTTGTATTAATACAAGAACAATTGAGATAGCTCGACTAGCAGTGGTAGGCACATTGGTAAAATTAGCTGTGAAATTATCAGCTAAACTAGTATGATACCAAATGGCTCCTGTAGAATAATCGTGATCAACAGTTCCTGTTGCCCCTGTTTTAGTATTCAATACTTCGACAGATTGTTGGAATGTAGAAGTTCCGGTAAATGTTGGACTAGTGAACATTGTAGCTTTTGATTCGTTAGTTACATTGCCTAATCCAACAGTTGAAGCATTTATTGAAAGTGCTTCAACAACCACTTGTTCAAGTGCTGTGCTAACATATGACTCTGTGGCTAATTTTTCGTTTCCGTATACAATATTGCCTGCAATAATTAAATCATTTTCAATGCGTATATCTGAATTGAAAGTCACCGCAGGTGTAAATGATATCGAACTAGAGTCAACTGAATCTATAACTGTGCCAGTAAATGATATACTGCCTAAGCTAGGCATAGGCACACTTGGCTGCATCCACTGTGTAGATGTACCGTCATCTATGTAAACATATAATCTACCATTGTCAGTATTAAGCCATAAATTTCCACTTATTGGATCTTCTGGTAGTGTATTGCCAACTGAAACTGTTGCACCACCTGCACCACTGCCTGGATCTGCTACGGCAATTTCTTCTCCCATAGCAAGGTGATTATAACACCAATAATATAGTGTTGTTGGGGTAGCGTTAGTTACTGTAATCTGTACCGTACGAGTGTCGGCATTATCAAATGCCACACTGTTATAAGTTGCGTATGTTACAATTTCGCCATCTAATTTATATACTACATTTGAAGTATAGGCGGTACCGCCACCTCGAACACCGCTTAGATTATCTGATGAAAAATTCAATGGGTGTCTATTTTGTGTAGTGCCGTTGGCATTAGGCCAGTAGACATTGGTGTCATCGCTTTGATCAAATATATAGGTATAGCCGGTTACAAAATTTGGCTTGGGTCTGTACTCGCCATTTAATGCATATTTGTTTCCTGTATCAGGACTCTGTGGACCTACAATAGTTGTAGTATAGTAGACTGTGGCGGATCTGCTGATAATCAAAGCATCCCGCATAGATGCTGCTGACACCCCAATGAGGTCGTTTCGGGCTAACTTAATACCAGCAGTATCAGCACCGTTATAAATTCTAAGGGTATCGTTATCTTGATCATAGAAAACTTCCCCTCGCGAACCTAGCTTTCTATTAAGGAAGTCTTCATCATTCGGTGTAAATCTTACTAAATTTACAACTGGATTTCTATTGGATGGCATAATGTAATTTGCTCAGTATTACACTATTTATGTTTCTGTTGTTCATTGTATTCTTTGATTGTTTGTTGTACTAGTTCAAAAGATCGGCCACTAAATCCGCCAACTCGCCAGTAATACGGAGCATAGTTTGTGGTTTTTTGACGATCGTCGTATACGATTGCCACAGTGCCGTCTTCATACCGCAGCCGCCACTGACAAGTGACTCTAGCTAACATTCCGTCCGTAGGTGGGTTGTCTTCTTCGCCGGGCCCGAAATAGGGGCGCCCAAATATCTTTTCAAGAGCTCGATATGTTGTGTATATTTGCCCTTGCTCGGTAAATCTTGTAGTAAACGAAATCTTTGTAAATTTCATTTTTTAAAATGCTTGTGATAGAAATCTTTTAGCAGATTTCTGTTCTGTCTAAAAAATACACTCATAAACAAGTTTCGTTTTTCTATCCACATTTTATCGTTATCGGACATTTCTCTTACAACTAAATCGTAGTTTTTTTCGGATAGTGGAATTAAATGTCCGATTGGCGTGCCTGCTTTGATAAGTGTTTCTCCTTGTAGTACATTCCAATGAATTTGTAAATTTATTTCTGTACTAACTGCAGGGTCTAAAATGCCTGCGGCATTTTCAAATGTAAATTCGTCGGGATATGCAATAGGCAACATTAAGAACTTTACACCCTTTGGTGCTATTATATTCCAAGGAGTATCTAATTTTATAACCTGTTGGTGACTCCAAGGACGCTTAGGGATAAATTTATCAAGACCGGGTTTATGCGTTCCCACAACTTCTTTTCCTCGATAGGAATTTAATGCTCCCGAAGGTATACTCCACGAAAATGGGCGGGTGGGTCCGTCTGTTCGAATTATTAGATCATGCCATAAAGGAATAATGTACCCGTGATTGAACATGTCAAATATTCCAGGACATTGAAATATATGTGTCTGTCGAGACTTAGTAAATTTATCTTTGTTGGCGACCCAGTCGTTCTTGGCCGCGGCCATCCAGTTAGCTCTATATTGGCTGGCTGGTATGATTGGAAATAGATCCGAAAGACCCGGTGCTGCTGTAAAAAATTCAATAGTGTCCATATGAATACCACTGTACAGTTCTGCTAAGTTCTGTTATACCTTCTGCTTTGCACATAAATTTTGTAATGTCGTTGGCATGAATTGCTATTGCAAATGTACTTGGCAGCTCATAACCCAATACATAATCTAAAACAAGATATGTCTGAGGACCAACTGTTTCCCAAGAAAGAGGTGCATCGGCAAATATTATATTATTAGTTTTTCTTGTTACCACTGACATCTTTTCGTTGCCGTTTTCTTTATGAAATACTATAAGATCTCTATCTTCTAATAATGCATTCATCCAAGTTTTTAATTTCTTTTTGTCTTTTTGTACTTTTCTAGCAGTGTAAGCATCTTTAGCTTGTCGTATTGTATTTGTATACAGTACATATTCGCCTAGTGTTGTCTCAGTTAACATGTTAAATCCTTAAGAATTATTTTTATACCATTGATCTAAGTAAGCGTAATGATTCGGAAATCGTTTTTTTGCTTGCTCTACTCTATAGTTTTGAACATCAATAAAATATTCTGCATATTCGTTTTCGTTTGGTCTGTCAATTTTTTCTAGATTGTCGTAGGCCCCGCCGGCATGTAACACACTGAACCACTGAACAATATTAAACATAGAGCTTTTACTAAAGTATAGGAATCTTCCCGGACGAGGATAGAAATGACCTAGTATGAATTGTACATCTTCAGGCAGATCTTTGATATCTTGTTGTCTAATGCTTTGCCAGAATGGTGTATCTGACCTCTTTGAGAAATGATAGTGCGCCCAAACAAATGCTAGAATTTCCATGTTCATTTCATAGAAGCCTCGATTAATTAAATCTTTGATTGGTTGATTCCATATATTTCTATTCATATTCAGCAAATCGGTTACTGATTTAATCACTGCGGTAGTAAAGGTGATACCTGTTGCTTCTAATGGCTCTACAAATCCTGCACTGAGTCCTACTGCTACCACATTCTTAACTGCAATTTCTTTATGATACCCGCACTTCATTTTTAAGAATTTTGCCGGGGCCTCAAATTCTCCAATTGTTTCTCTTAGTTCTTTTTCAGCGTCTTCGTCGCTGATAAATTTACTGCTGTAAACATAGCCGTTGCCTGTTCTTGTATAGATAGGGATAGTAAATCTCCATCCGGCAGTCATTGTAGTTGCTTTTGTATATGGGAAGCATTCAGTTTCCGGGTCTTTAAATTGCGTAGGCATTACTACAGCACGATCATTAGGCAACCATTTATCGTAAGATGTAAATGCAACTCCTAGTGTTTTTTCCAATAGTATAGAATTGAATCCACTACAGTCAATATAAAGATCTGCAGAATAACTCTGTCCGTTGTCGTCAATTAGTTTAGTGATGCCGTGTATGTCTTTTTCAACCTTGGCAATTCTAGTATCAATATGTTTGACCTTATTGCCTATCAGTTCTTTAAGAGCATCTAAAATTTCGTATGCAGAAAAATGTACGGCACCGTAGCCTTCGTTGTTTGCGCCAAAGCTAGTGTCTAAATGATCAAACATTTTTGGACTTAGGTTAGCCTTAGCTAGTTGATAGGCGGGATGAAACTTTGCAAATTCGCTATAGGGTTTTTTAATGAAATAGTCGCTGGTATATAAATCTTCAGCTATGAACGAACTTTGTAATCCGTCATTGTCTACAAAATAAGGCTCGTCGTTCCATCCGCTGAGTTCTACACCTAATTTAAATGCTGCATTACTGGGTTTCATCCATTGGGCCGGATTAAGTCCACATTGAAACAAGAACTGAGCTGTCAGTGGTTGTGTTCCTTCGCCGACTCCGATAGGGCCTAATGTAGTATCTTCAATTAAAGTGATTTCACAGGGCACTTGTAAATTGTGTGTAAGGTATGCTGCTGACAGCCAACCACTTGTACCACCGCCAAATATAATTATTTTTTGTGTTCTATTAATCATTTTTTCTAATTACAACAATGTATAGCCCATTCCACCATTCGTTTGGGCTTTCTAGGGAGTTCAACATCATCTTTTCAAAAGTAACTCGAGCGCCTACACTGTTAATGCCGGCCTGCGCACCTTCAACAACTGATTGCCAATTTGCATCATCAAATACAATAATACACTCATTGGCTAGAATTGGATAGTAATGCTCAACCGCTCGCTTTGTACTTTCAAAATCATGAGGGCCGTCATAAAAAAACATCTCAATGTTGGATGAGAATTGAGAAACATCTGCTTTAAATAAGTCGCCGTTTAAAATATCTACTTCAGCTAGTCCTTTATGCTTCTTAACATTTTCAATAAATGTTTGAACATTGTTCCTAGGAAGCTGATTTAAATCATTTCTTGCAGGTTGAATTTGTTCTTTCCAATTGTCAACAGCAATTGCATGTATTGGATTGCCTTTAATAGCGGCACAAAAGGTTGCACCCATTGCGGCGCCCACTTCTAAATAGGTGTTTACACCCTTAGCTAGAGAATTTAACAGCGTCTGTACTCTAGGACTGGTAAGACCGGGGATATCTAATCGCATTGTTGGTATTCCGGAATCTGAAATACATTGTGCTGTATGTTGAACTAATTCAGAATATACCAACTTGGATTTTTTATCGTAAATTTTATCGCAGTATTGGCATGACCAACATTCGAACTGACAAGTTTTAATTTTTTCACGCCAAATGTTTATTGGCTTTTCTGTTAGGTTTGTTTCTTCTAGATAATTTTCGAATCCTTGAAACAATATGTCTTTGCCTTCTGCATAGTTTTTAATAATGTCCATAGTTTCATACAGACGAGTGATTGCTTCACGGCCATGCATTTTGATACTATCAATGCCTAGCTCGTCGATAAATTGATCCCAGTCTGCTCTCCATGGCGGAAAGTTTGCAGTTTTTAAAAATATTGCAGGGTCTTCAACTTCCCATTTTTTACAACTGGTTCTGCTAATAGCATCGTTGAAGTATTGCGGCGTATCCCCGGATCGATTGTTATTGAATTGAAAATGCTCAACCATCATGCTGCAACCACCTACACATCCTTCGTTACCTAATAGGCTAATTGCAATATCTCTGCCTGTGGTTTCTTTGATGTATGCTTTTGCTTTTTTAATTGTTCGAAGGAGGACATGATCTCGCATCATGTCTCTATCAAGATTAATATAATCAAACCCGTAATTAGCAAGATTAACTACTTCCTGTGCAGTGTGTACTTCACGAAGTATGGTATTTTTTACATACAACTCAGGAAAGGCAGCTTTGATCTGGCCAGTTGCCATCCAATGTGTGTGCGGAATTGTAGCACTACGGATCCCTGCATCATACAATGGTTTAAAATTTTTAATAAACAAATCTAAATTTTGTTGTGTGGCAGGGATTTCGATATTATTAAATGTTGCGCTTACTGAAATTCCTAGGGTTTTTTGTATATTCAATGCTGCTTCAATAGCACTGAAGTGATACTCCTCTAGTAGAAATACATCTCCCATAGCATCTTGCACAAAAGGTTTGATGCGAGATGTAAAATACACATCTCTAATATAATCTTTGTATTGTGAAAGAAAACTAAGGAACTCTGAGTACTGCTCTGGATTTAGTTTGGGATTAAGTGGTACGCTGAATATTTTTCGCATAGTCGTAAATAAAGGTGTATACTACTTAGTATAACACCTTTAGTTGGACTTCGCAATGTGATATTACCATTTCACAACAAACTTGGGATCCCTTGGTCGATTTATAGTATAGGCACTGCAATCCATTTCAAAATAATTCCTCATCAATATATGCATTTGGTTGACATCATATGCATTATCAATTTCTTCATTTAACTTAACATCTGTACCAACGGGATTTTTTGTTCCGTCACAGACTAGGTGATTTTTGATATGTATTTTACAAACTTTTTGCAAGAAAGTTTTAGTATAAGTTTTATCAACATCAGTTAAGAAATAAGTTTGTTTGGTATAGCCTAGATTGCCACCACTGCTAGGATAAGAAATATCAGCATACGAACTAATGTTTGCATTTACAACAGTGATTTCACCGTCTACTGAAGTTGCCAACTTGTGAGCCATGGCAATTTGTTCTGTGGTTACATCACCCTTAAGCCAGTCAACTTGAACTCCGTTGGCGACACTTGGATCTACTCTGGCTATCGTATAATGCCAAAATGAACCGATATCTTGTATCCGGCTGTCACGCCTTGGATCATTACTGGCTATCGTTTCGTAAATTATAAACATCAAATATCTCCTTTTCTTGCGCTAATCCTAGCGAATTATCTTGTATTAATTCTTTTGGTGTGGTAAGGGCGTCGGTGTTAAATGTTCCAACTCCTAGTTGTTTGTCTGCCGCACTTTGTAATTGTCCTTGATATGCTTGTAATTTGGTTGCAAAATTAACAGTTAATGCTAGAGTCTCAGACTGTTGATCTGGGCTTAACATTAAGATAGCATCCATGTTACCGCTGTTGATTCTACCATAAAAAATCATATCACATGCAGCCTGCTTGGCTAATCTATTAGTCCAATATTGGCTTTCGTAGACATCTTCTTCGGCAGTATTCATGATGTCCATGTAAGTTCTGCCAGAGCCGTCTGGGAGCTTTGCTTCTTCAGAAGCCATGAATTCGGTGCATAAGTCAATTAGATGCTGGCGTTCTAGATACCAGTCTTGCAGTCTGCGCTTGCTGGTATAGCTTAGGCGTTCTCTATTCCATAATTCAAGCTCGGCAAGGCGACGATCTAAGTCGTCAATGGCTTCTGCAGCCATTCTTCTAAAACGCTCGCACTCTACTTCGTGCTTGGCAATTTCATATTCCATGTTTTCAATGGATTCTTCCTTTGCTTTAATTTCAAGAAGCCATTGACGGAACTTGGCAAATGGAGTAATTTGTGCCTGGCCAACAAACCATCTTAGTTTGAATTTTGGGTTGGTCCATTCTTTGTTCATTGCAATTTTGATCAAACTCTGATCTTCTTCTGATAGCATACTAACATCGCTGTTAATTTCGCTATTAAAACGACTAGAGTTATATTGCATTCTACGGTCAGTCATAGTGTTTCCTTTATTGTGTGTCTATTTATAAAGGGTCATGGACGCCATGACATAGTTCCGGAACTGTTACCACTTTTGCCTTTTGGTTCCATTGAGCTTGACCCAACAAATCCTCCCCAAGTTGCAAATTGAACTTTGTAGGTTGTATTAACGTGACTTCCGTTGTAAAAACCTTGGCAATATCCCCAATCTCTTGCACTGACCATATTTTCTTCACCGCTATATGCAGGTTTAGCACCTATAGCATTATAGCTGGCATTGTTTTGATAGTTAGTAATACGCCAATTGGTGCTTGGATTACCTTCGCGGCCTGCAATGGTTGTTGCCTGTCTAGTCTGTATGTTATGTTGATAAGGATCTCCGGCTATTGCAGTAGATGCTGAACGATCATATGGTGTTCTTGTGGCAAAATTGAAAATTCTTTCTGTACCACCATAAAAAATACCAAAGTGTTCAGTCCAAGCACCCCAACTGGTGGTGTTGTTACCTGTGCCGTAGGTTGTGCCCAGTGTTTGAGTAGTCAAGTTGAATTCGTAAATTTGTCCGCTGAGGTAGCTTGACGGTGCAATATAGGCAAAATAGTGTTCTTGTTGAATAGTACCAGTGTTAATAGTACTGCCTGGCATGTTGCGAGTATATCCTGTAGTAATCGATACTTCAGTGACCATGTCAAAACAGATGATATTGCTGGCTGCAACACAGTGAGAACCGCTGGCACCCCATGTATAGTTTCTTGTTAGACTAAATCCGCTGCTTTGATAGTTGTGTCCAGCTTCTTGATTATCACCAAGGTTAACAGATGTGTCTGTGGCGAATGTTAATCTGTTGGTATTATTCCATACAACGCTGGCAGCATAACCACCGTGTAGATATCCGGCAACCTGAACATCTCGTGCTTGGAAAGGTATGCCTACAAACTCCCAGCTGCTGTTTATTGAGCCACCGTAACTTTCAATCATGTTACTTCTAGGATTAAATCTAAGTTGTCCAGCTGTACCGCTAGTAGAATTATCTGACGGTAGCTGTAAAAAGCCTGTTGAATTTATTGATGAGTTAGCTGCTAAAATTGCCATTATGATCTCCAGAAGCAAACGCCAGAACTTGAGCCGGCATGCCCTTTTGGCTCCATGCTGCTGCTGCCAGCAAAACCAGATTCGGTTGAATAATAGAACTTCCAACTATTGTTGTTTTGAGCGCCATTATATTCGCCTAGTAGGTATTGCCAGTCTTGCCCTAAGCTATAGTTTTCTTCTCCGTTGTTGGTTCTAGGTTTGGCCACAGTACCGCTACTTGTTCTAGTATACATATTGGTTCTACGAAGATTGTATCCACCGTTATAGCTGCCTTCGTTACCTGCATAGTTATTTGAGTATTTACTTTGTACAGATTTCTGTTGATGGTATGCACTAGGCTGTCCGCCAAATTGTGCTGTAACTGTTCTTGCAGCATAGTGGAAGTTTCTTGAATCTTCTTCCCAATACCAAGTACCGTAGGTTTCGTGACTCATACCCCATTGACCTGTAGAGGAAAAGCCGCCTGCTGGGGAAGTTTGTTTGACTTCGTTGGTCAAATTGTATTCTTCAATTTCAGCTGCCCCGCCGCCCGAAGTGAAAGAAAAATAATGTTCGTTGAATATTGTACCAGAGTTGTATCTATTGTTGGTCAACGCAGTAATCGGCGGATTATATGCAGTTTCAGTTCGCATGTTAAACCCTTGTACATAATTACTTGCTACCGCATGGCCGTTTCCGCTGCCCCATATGTAGCCAATGTTTAGACCGCAGGAGCCGCTTTGATAGTTAAAGGTTCTTGCAATTGCGCCGTCGCCTAGGTTAACCGATACATCTGTTGAATGATAAATTCTATTAACGTTGTTCCACGGACTTGAATCTTTATATCCACCGGCCATATAACCAGTGGTAATAACTGTTCTGTATGGGAATGGCATCGACAAGTTCAACCAGCGGCCTTCACCGCGATAGAACTCAAGTCCTTTTTGTGTGTTTAAGCGGATTGCGCCTTGTCTTAGGTTAACTGCGTCGCCTGTAGTGTATCTAATGATAATAACACCACTGCCGCCCGCGCCACCATAACTAGGTGATCCACCACCGTTGCCACCGCCACCTCCACCGCCACCGCTGTTTGCTCGTGCAGTTTGATGTGCTGCTAGTGTTGTTGACGGGCCATTGCCGTCACCACCGCCACCGATACCACCAAATCCCGGACGGGCATCACTGCTACTTCCGTGGATGCCACCACCACCACCACCACCATAAAAGGTCATTGTGCCGGAAATGTTAAATCCTAGTCCAGGACCACCGTCTCCACTTTTACCATTTTGACCCCAAGGCCCTGTGGTAAGTTCCCCACTTCCTGCTTCACGCCAATTACCGCCGGGGCCGCCTGCACCACCGCCACCACCTGTTGGGTAGCCGTTAGTGCTATCACCTCGTCCTGTACCGCCTCGAAATCCCTGTCCAGCTGTGCCGGCTGCGCCAACCGTTGAATATCCGTTACCACCGCCACTAGCTCCTGTTGTTGCAGGATATGTGTCCCAGCTGCCGCCACGGCCGCCACCTAGTGCTGTAATAGCACCAAAGGTTGATGCACCACCGTTGGTTGCTCTAGGCATCCCACTGTAGCCTCCCGGATTATATTCACCAGTTCCGCCTACACCTACTGTATATGCTATGGTGCTGCCTGCTGTAACCGCGTAGCCTTCACGATAAAGAACGCCACCACCACCACCACCACCACCTACCCAGCAGCCACCACCACCACCACCACCAACTACAAGTACATCGACTTGTGTAACGCCTGCTGGAACTGTCCAGTTACCGCTGCCTGTTGCGGTCAACGATACTACAGTCCAAGCTGGCTCTGTTGGGCGGGCGGCACTGGTTCCAACTGGTAGTTGTAGATAACCAGTTCCTCCAATTGTTGTACTTTGTAAAATCGCCATTTATTTCTTACCTTATAAAGGATATACTGAAGATGAAGTAAAGTTTGCTAGATATCTTGCGCTGTTACTTACCTTGAATTTTCTAAATGTTCCGTTGGTATACTGACCACTAGTGTGACTTGAACGGCCGATGCGACACAAATCATGTCCACCTGTGGTTATCGGATCAGCAAATCTTGAAACTCCCACGGCATTCATGGTGTCGGCTACCTGTGTTCCGTTTTTAAATACTTTGATGTTTGCTCCATAGCCAACTACAGCATGATGAACCCATGCGTTACTAGTAGTTGTACCTAAGTTAATAGATGTACCTCTCCAATAGTTGTTGGTTCCGTCACTGTCGTTTGCTCTATATAGCAATCCACGAGTGTAGTGACATAGTTCAACCATGGTTTCTGCTGAGCTGCCAACGCCGCCGGTTTTGTACAACCAGAATTCAATGGTCCAAAAAGGGTTACCGTCTAGTTTTCTAAGCTCTGTGGTCATGATATCTAGGTAAGCATCAGATTCGAGTCTAAGTCCATTGTATCCGCTTTGCAGATAATTTCTTGTGCCGCCACTTAATGTTCCTACAACACCGCTGGTTGTGTCAGTGATGTCTCCGTCGGCTGTTCCAAACAACGGAAGATAACATTTTGTGTTGGCTATGGGAGATGTCATGTTTTCCCAAGCATTGTTCATGAACACTTCGTTTATTCCTATTGTGGAATTGAAACGAATCATGCCTTCTATAGGACTTGCTGGGCGTTGGGCTGTGGTTCCAGAAGGCAGTTGCAACGTGTTCGTTGTTCCTCTAAAACTGGTATTCTGTAATATCGCCATCTTTTTATCCTAGTTTTGCTTTTAATTCTTTAACTTCTTGATTGAGTGTTTTGATTGCTTCAACCAAGTAGGCAGTTAATTTTGAATACTGAATACCGTTGGCTTGACCATTTTCATCTTTGTTTACAATACCGGGCAAAATGTCATTGACATATTCAGCAATAAATCCTGCTTCATTTTTTGTTTTGATATCTGTTCTATCATAGGTGTAACCAGTCAACTGCATGATTTTATCTAGTGCATCACTGATAGGATTGATATTTTCTTTGATAGCAATACTTGATGTTTCAACTAGACTGGCCACATACAATGTGCCACTGATACCAACGCCACCGCCAACACGCAAAGCACCTGTAGTTACACTTGAGCTTACTGTGGTTTCGTCAATGTAGACTTGTCCTTTTGTAGCATTGCTTGTGCTTCTCAGCACAAGGTTTGCTCCAGAGCCTGTACTTCCTGTTAGAATAGGAAATGTCATTGTACCAGTGCTTGGCTGAAAGGCTAGTTTTGTACTTGATGCGTATAGTGTTGCGGCAGTTCCGCTGGTTGCAGTCTGCAACAAGGGATAATGAGTGGATGCTGAAGCAGTTTCATCTCCAAGTGCAACTGCAATTGCAGCCCAACCTAGAGCTGCACTGCCGTCAGTTTTTAATACTTGGTTAGCAGAACCGTCAGCAGCAGGCAGTGTCCAGACTTTGTTGGCTGCAACGGTCCCTGGACTTTTGAAACCAACCCAGTTTGACGAGTCAGTGTCTGCTAGTCGCAGTTCACCAGCTGCTGTCAGCAACATGTCGTTGGTAATTCTAACAATACCTGTTCCGTTAGGATCAATGGTAAGGTCGGTGTTGGCTTGTGTTGTTGAAATGGTACTAGCGCCGATGGTAACCTTACCAAATCCAGCCTGCCCTCCTACACCATTACGTACGGTTCTTCCCATGATTTATTCCTTAAATTAAGCTGTTGAGGTTTCGATACCCATTACAACTGCGCTAACGCTTGCTGCGCTTGAGCGTACTACTAGAATCTTGCCAGCGTCCATAACAATGCCTGTTCTTTCTAGAACACCGTTTGCTACCAATTCTGAATCGTATTCTAGATATTCGCCAGTAGCAGGTGTTGCCGCACTACTAACTGAAATTCTAACGTTAGAGGATGTTGCACCTCTGTTACATAACGAAACAGACACCACTGCAAAATAACCTACTGGTACTGTGTACACAGAATAGTTTGTTGTTGCTGCGCAGTCCTGAATTCCTAATCTTCCTGTTGCCATAATGTTTTCTCCAATGTATTTAGTTTAAGAAATAGCTTAATGCAAGTGGCGAGCCAGTTAGGCCGCCGGTGAAGTTTACTGTTGCATTAAAGTTGATAGTTCCACCTGTCACGTTAGTAATTTGGTTTGTTCCTATCAAAATGTCGCCAGCTGTTACGCTGTTAACAATCAAGCTCGCACCGCCGCCGCCAATTTGGCTTGCAATGTAGGCTTTAATAGCTCGTTGTGTCGGTACTACCGAATCGCTGTCCGCTGTAAAGAACGGATCTGTTGAGAATTCAGTAATCGCTGCACTTGCTCCGCCTAGTGACAAGTTGCCCAAGCTAAGTTCTTGCAGTCCTGAAATATTAAATGCATCAGCATTCAATGTAGCAATACCAGTTGACTGTTCAATAGTAAACAAGTCGCCGACTCGGAAGTTACCGTCTTGGTCCGTTGATGTAAAGAACACTCGTCCACCGTTGCTTTCAACTGCCTCGTTTGCCTGGACTGGGGCCTGCGTAGGATGGTCAGGGTAATTTGTTGTCCCAACTCCGCCTGTCCCAATGTCTAAGAAGTCGTGTCCAGTTAATCGAACTTGACTGTATCGAATTCTAGTTGTGATTGCTGTTCCATTTGCAAGATTGTCTGAAACTTTTAGAATTGGACTTACTTGGAAGAACGCAGTATATGCACCGTCGTATTCGCCTCTAAAGCTGACCACGCTAACAACTTTGTAGGTTATATCGCTGCCTGCAAATACCAAGTTAGCACCAGGTGCTGGTCTTGAACTAATTCTTCTAACAGCAACATATGCACCGTCTTGGAAGAAGTCAGCATAGCCGTCTCCTGTATCAATTTCAGCACTACATGTTTGATACCCAGTACCACGGTTAACAAACGATGGGTTAGCCAATACTCCGTCACCTAATCTTACTGTGGTTGGTGCTTCATAGATGTTGTTAGGGTCTGTGATTGTAATTGTTGGTGCGCTGGCGTAACCAGATCCTGGTTCAACAATACGAATTATTGCAATTTTCTCACTTGAAACATATGCACGAGCCTTTGTTGTAGCGCCACAGAATACTTGACCTGCTACAGTACCAGTACCGGCACCAACAGCAGCAAATGATCCTATTCGCTGCGGGTTACCATGCGTAATGGCAGCAAATCCGCTTGCGGCTGCGCCTGTGGTTCTTGAAGTCCAATGTACACCGTCTGGGCTGCTTGCAGCCTGTGTAGTTGTACTAACTGCGTAGAACATACCTTGACCGTAGGCAATTTTTGTCCAAGTTGCAGAAGCTGGCAATGTACTTGCAGTCCAACTAGTTCCGTTTAAGCTGTAGGCTGCTACTGTAGATCCTGCGGTGTTGGAAATTGCTACGAATCTACCATTGCCCCATGATACAGCATTCCATGCACTGCTACTTGGCAATGTTCTAGAAATCCATGTAACACCATCAACTGAACTTGCGGCTGCTGTTCCGCCTGACTTAACAGCAACAAACAATCCCATACCGTAGGTAATTGCAGTGAATCCTGTTGCAGGTAATGCACCTGTTAGATCCCAGGTTTCGCCGTCTAAGCTGATTCTAACAGTGGTAGTGTCGCTGGCAATTGCTACAAATCTGCCTTCACCGTAGGCCACATCAACCCAGGTCGCGCTGGTTACCATAGTTGATGATGACCATGTTATACCGTCTTCAGAATATGCACCAGTTGTATTTGCACTAGTTCCTGCTACTGCAACAAATCTAGTACTGCGATTTACAGACGATCCATCTTCAAACTGTCCAAATGCCAGGGCCTTCCATGCTGCTCCGCTTGGCATCAAACTAGTTCTTGTGGTCCAACTTGTTCCATCTTCACTGGTTGCTCCAATAATGCTACCGCTTCTTACGGCAACAAATCTACCGCCGAGTCCGTAACCTTCAAAATCAACTGCTTGAATTGCTCCAGTTACTGAGTTTACGCTGGTTATTGTAACTGTGATATTGTTGGTCGGTGCTAGGCCTCCAACACTTGTACCAAGAATTGTAATAGTTTCAAGTCTTGTGTAACCAGTTCCACCGGCCTGTACTGTTACTTGATATTTGCTACCGTTTCTAACCACCATAAAACTAGCACTTAGACCAGCTCCAGAATAGGTTCCAGTAACGCTGGTATAGGTAGTTGCAGTGTTTCCGTATGCAACGGCTGTCCATGCACCGCTGGTTGGCAATGTTGTAGCTGCCGCAGAGTATGTAGGGCTTGTAAAACTGATTCTTGGTTCAATTAAGTATGAACTTGAAGAGTCAGGAGAAACAATTGTTGTTCCAGGTACTTGGTGATCCCAACCACCTGCACCTGTTGTTTCTTTAATTACTGCTGCAATTTTAGTACCAGCATCGTAGGTGTTGATAATTGCATATTGACCAATACCATTACCTGAAGTGATATGCAGTACCATTCCAATATAAGCTGTGCTTAGTTGGTTGTCGGTGGCTGACAGTGTAATAGTAGTAGAAGATCCGTTTTGCGCAGTACCTGTATTTGTTACATAACCAAAGCCACCTTGATTTCCGTCAGCTTCGGGCGCTGCTGTACTATCATCAACGTTGTCAATCATACGCACTTGATATACCGCATCGTCACGGAATTCATCTTGATAAGCTATGGCGTTGTTACCTGGGCCAATCAATAACCAAGCTGCTTCAGTATATTCGTTACCAGCATGGTCAAATTCGTATCTATAAATTGCATCACTGTCGGTGGTCACTGTACCAACTACTGATTTGTATTGATATCTATTGTCAACAATCGCTGTCTTGGTTGTTTCAGTTGCGTCAAAACCTTCTGCTACAGATCCAAAGTCACCATAACTGTTGTTGCCGTTGGTACCACGAATACGACCACCGTTTTCTGACAGGTAACCAATGTGTGAATAATACGAGAATACCGAAACAAGTTCTGCTCTAGCATTATTTGTAACCCATGCGCCAATACCATCACTGATCAATTGTGTGAAGTCGTTGGATACAAAGGACTTGTTACCACCATTGTGTAAAGAGCCGTCGATCTTTTGACCAATCGCAGCATTACCAAATGTAGCACAGTTCTGAATGTATGGTGAACGAGCAGTAATCCATGTGCGGAAGTCTGCTGGGCCCCAACCTGGATCCAAACTTGCATATGCTCCTGAGGTTACACGACTTGTACCGTATGCGTTAGGAGGTGTTAGATCTCCTTCTAGACCTCGCAATGTCATATTACGAAGACCAGTGCCGTTGCGTAGATAGTACATGTCTTCTTCTTGACTGCCTGTTACTGCATTTGCATAGTATCGTGCAACAAACATAGATTTGTAATTTGAAGTGTATTTTAAATCCCACTTCAATGCGTCAATGTATGTTCCAACATCTCTTGCACACAATTCAGTATTATAATACAATGCCACAGTCATTGAACCGCTAGCATTAGCTGAAATATCTAATGCTGTTGCAGTGTTTCGTGTAGTTGCAATTTTGAATGTTGTAGAACTCACAACATCTTGTATATAGTATGTTGTTCCAGCAGTTACGCCACCAAATGTTGTTCCAGTAAATCTTACAGCAACATTTCTCTTCATCCAACTTGTATCGCTGCAAGTGAATACATCAGTTGCGGCTGTGGCTGCTGTAACTGTATCGGTATATGTGTCTGCAATGTATGCACTAACTTCAGCAACAATAAAATCTCTGTTGCGTTCTAGTTGTAGTGCAGCATAGTCTTTGTTTCTTTCAACAGTTTGACACATGTCACCTTCTCTACTTCCACTGTAGACAATAGCGTAGACATCGTCCATTAGAGTATTGATTCTAGCAATAGCTGTTGCATTACTTCCAACATTGGCAATTGCTTGAGTGCGTGTATATTCTAATGATGCAAGAGTCACTTGTTTGATAATTGTTGATTGATCAAACAACTCAGAAGCAGTTAGTCTTAGGTAGGCATGCGCTGCTTTAATTGATTGATAATTTGTGTTGAACATGAAGTCATATCCAACTGCTTTCAATACAATTGTTGCATCTCTTTCTGCTTTAGCATGATTGTAAGTAAAATCGCTGTAGTTGTCAGAGATATATTGTAGCGTATCCTTAACAATATCAGTTTTGTCAGTTGCAAGAGTACCTAGAGCTGTTTGAATACCAGCTGATGCCCAAGTAATGCTTGGAAGGCTTTCTGCAACTAATCCACTTAGGTTACCTGCTGTGGCCACTGTGGAAATATTGCCGCACAATGTTGTCATGCGTGTTGCCTCAGTAGCACTTGCTGCTGTACCGCTGGTATCTTGACCAGCATAAGTTTCACGAACAATCTGCGCTGTGATTACACCTAGTTGTGTGTAAGTAGTTCCGCTGTTAACTGATTCAATTCCAACGCCTGTGATGTTATTGAACAATGAGCGACAGAAGTTACGGGTAGCAATGTTGCCACCGTAGTTAACATCGTAGGCCAATGCATCAATTGCGTAGCCTAGGTCACGCTGGCAAAGTAATTTTTTAGCTGCTGATAGGGCAACATATCCAGGAACGTTAGCAGTTAGCCATGTTACCATAGTACTGATAATGAATGCACGGTTGGTAACCAATTGTGCTCTAGCGTTGGTAAAGTTAGCTGTGCCTGTACTGGTGTAGACTAATGCATCAGCATTGGCTACTCCGTTTTCGATGATATCAACAATTTCAACATAAGCAGCGTTGGCTCTTGATACTGCTGTTGCATCGCTGGCCACTGATGCAGCTACTCGACCTTTAATATAATTAATTGAACCAATCTCTTGGTCAAGTTGGTTAGCTGTTACTTCACCTGCTTGACTGCGTAGATAAGACAGTCCGTTTTGCACTGCCCAGAAGTTAGAGCCAAACGCTGCATCGTAGTATGCTGCATCTACCAAGTAACCACTGTCTCTGCGGCAAAATGCACTATTGTATCTAAAGCTGCCAAAGTTTGTATTTAGATAGTCAACAACATTGGTAACTATAGTTTCGTTGGCTGAACTCAATGTACTATATGCACTGATTAGTGCAGTTGTAGAGTTAACACCGTTTGCGGGAGTTGGATCAGTTAATGTAACTGTGGTTCCTACAGCAGAAGGTCCAGTATTAATAATAGTAATAATTTCGTCTAGTCTTGCGCCAACAAATGTTGCTGTTCCAGCTGCACCTGCTGTTCCTCTAAATTGAACTACTGTTGTTTGAAGAGGAGTTACTGGTGTATTAACCGCAATGGCCTGCAGTCTATCTTTCAAGAATGCTAGTGCTGCCAGTGTAGGTGCTTTAATAGAAGTTGGTAATTGTGGTTGTGTATTGTCATCACCGTCATAATAAGCAAGACCGGCTTTAACGCTTAATGCATTTCCGCCATAGGTCAAGTCATAGATTACTGCATCTACGATATATCCAGCATCTCTTCGAGTTTTTACTTTACCATAACTCAAAGTAGGATAAGTTGCCACCATGTAAGCAACAACTTCTTCTTGGAAAAACTTTTTGTTTTCTTTGATTAGTTTTCTAGCATTACCGTAACCTGCTAGATAGCTGACATTGTATCCAGTTGGGTCAGTTAAACTGGCAAGATGCATAGTACCTAGTTTAAAATCTGCCTGTTGCTTCATTAGCTTGACTAGTCTTCCAGTTACAGTAGCTTGTGTAGCATCAGAGAACGGAGCATTAATGCTTTGGTCTAGACTATTTCCGGTAGTTCGAGTAATTGTAGTTCCTGTAACAATGTCTTCAACAATTGATTGAACATGATTGAAAGTGTCAACAGTATAGTATGCATCGGATATGTCAATTAAGCTGCCTGCTGCGGAAACTGTTACTGCTCGTTTTTCGTCGCCTAGTACACAAACATCAGTTGGAACAATCATTGGCAATGTTTCAGAATAAGATCCTGTTTTAACATTCAACAAGGATGCTGGTACAGTACGATCCGGTAGATTAGTTGTATTGCCATCTGTTAGTGCAGTTGTTACTATGCCAACTAAATCCGTAATAGTTGCTAGAACTCCTGTTTCTGCAACTAAGTCAGCGTCAATGAATTGAGGAACAATAGCAGTAGAATTATCGCCGTTTAATACTTGATAGTTTACCTGTGGTGCTTGGTTATTTAGAACATTTCCAATCACGGTTAACATGTAATTGTAGGCTGCTACATCTTCATCTTTTTGTTCTGCAAGGCGTGAGTATGTGCCGGTACCGTTTTCGTCAAAGGCTGTGGCAAATAGTATACCGCCATCTAAGGCATTAATGTATGATAATGCTGCTGCAAGAGTTTTTAAATTTCCACCGTGGCCGATATCGTGTATGATTCTGTCAACAACAAATCCTACATCGCGCTCGCATTTAAATTCGTCATAGACAAAAGAAGTAGTAAATGGCGATGCATTAGAAATTATCTGTCTTGCAATCCATTCTGTTACTTCTCGTTGAATGAATACGCGATTCATTTCTAGTAGGCGCTGAGCGGCAGGGTTGCGAGGACCTTTTTCGATTTGCTCTAAGGCATAACGAACAGTCTTCCATGGCTTGTCTGAAGTTCTTCCGTGGATTGGAGCTGGTAAATCAACTCCGTGATTGCCAACATAATAATTTTGATCAACAACTCCTAGATAATCCCAGTCAGGATTGCCACTGGAAGTAACTTTTAGAACCTGTCCTTCAATACCAATTGGCAGTCTTGCAGGGCCTTGATCACCGTTATAATAGACCATATCACCTGGATTGGTCATAACAGCATATTCATTACCTACATTAAAGATATTCCAATAAACACCTTCGGTGTCTCCTGAAGGGCTGCGGGTTGAATCTGTAAATGTTGTGCTGTCGTCATCGTTGCTGGTATGGTTCTGAACGCAGATGTAGACGTTGGACATGTATCTAACTGCGTCGCCTAGATAATAAGCGGTACTGTTTGCCCATTCACCTTTCCAAAGAACACCACTGTTTAATCTTGTCCAGTAGGTTGCACTAGGCGGAGTTTGTCCACTGTGGTCTAATATGCATAGATAGGTATAGCCGTTTAATCTAACAACTTCACCTACTTTATAAGATGTTGCATTGCTCCAGTCAGTTGTAAAGCTAAATCCTTTGCTGAATAAATCCCAGTTTGCAGTAGATGTAGATGGAACTGCGGCAAGATTGACTGTGGTTGCAACATATTGGTTACCACCGTAGCGTACAATATCGCCTGGCTGGTATGATGTTGCACTGCTCCAAGTATTTTCAAATTGCAGGCCTTCAACAAAAGAAGACCAATTGTTAATATCTACACCAAAGTTCGATGTAGAAGTATGTAATAGAGTACAGATGTATAATGTTCCGCCATACTTAACAACATCGTTAACACGATAGCGTGTTAGAGCTGTCCAGGCATCGCGATATTCAATACCGCGATTGAATACATCCCATTTTCCTAGGTCAGTTTCTAGACCCAGCGAAATAGACGCTGCTGAAGTGTGGTAAGTGTTACAGATATAGTTGATACCACCATACTTAACAACATCATTAACTTTGTAGCGAGTAGACACAGTCCATGTGCCTTTCCAATCAATACCGTCGGCAACATTATCCCACTTAGAAAGTGTGCTGTCTGCTAGATTTAGATCTGCTTCCAAGCCTGATGCTAAGGTTGCTGCGGATGTGTGAGGAATACGGCAAACATATAAGCGGCCACCGTACTTGACCATGTCGTTGGTCTTATAAGTTGTGCCAACTGCCCAGTCGTTTTCCCATGTAAAGCCGTCGCTTAGTTGATTCCACTTAGAAGGAATTGCATCTAAGTCTGTGTAGAAGTCGGCAGATGCTGCGTGACCTGTAATACAGATAAACACTTTACCGCCATACTTGACAACGTCATCTTTGTAGTATGTGGTGCCAGTCGCCCAGTCACTTTTCCATACAAATCTAATTCTACCTAATTTAAATTCTGCCATTATTCACTCCGCGTTTGTTGAAGTTAGTGTATTTATTCATTCTCATTATCGCCCTTCGTCATCTTTAAATGATCGATAAAACATTGCCATTGCCAACATCATTCCTGTTACTCCTGCATTTGGTCCAGAAAAATCTACCTTAACAGGGATAGTAATATCGTTTAACAAGACATTGGTAAATTCTTGTCCGCCTACAGATACTTCACCAGCTTGGAATGCATTGGCAATCAAGTCTGATCCTGCAACACTTAGTCTACTTGCAAGGTAAGTTTTAATTGCTCGCTGTGTTGGAACAATGTTATTGCTATCTTCACTGAATAGAGGATCTGTTGAAAATTCTCTAATAACAACTGCTGATCCGCCTAGTCGAACTCCACCTAGTTTTAGTTCACTTAGACCTTGAAGATCGAAGAAATCTGCACTAATAGTAACAATACCAGTTGCTTGTTCAACCGCAAACAATTCGCCGGTTCTAAAATTACCGTTTTGATCAGTTGAGGTGTAGAATACTCGACCACCGTTGCCTTCGACTACTTCATTCTCTGGAGAAGACTGAAAAGTTGCTTGCGAATATAGTTCGGGATAATTTGTGTTTAAAACATTTCCAGTTCCAATATCTAAAAAGTCGTGTCCAGTAATTCGACAAGAACTGTATCGTGTTCTAACAGCAACTTGTAGGCCGTGTTCAATCAAATCATCTACATCAAGAGTTGGACTGATTTGTGCTTGGATGCTAAGTGTCCCGTCACCTAAGTCTCCTAGATTAGCAATAGTAACTAGTCTATATCGAGTAGGCTTGCCATTAAAGATGACTTGTGCTCCTGGGCCAGGAATTTCTGTAAATCCAGTTAATGTAATAAACTTGCCCGTCGGTATAACATCTGCAAATCCGTCGCCGTTTAATGTAACTGTTGTGGTACTGCTTCTGTAACCAATACCTCTATTTAAGAATGTTGGTTGTCCTAAAACTCCGCTGCCTAGTCTATTCCAAGTAAATGCCTCGCTGGTATTATTAGGATCAGTTACCGTCATTGTGGGCTCGATAGTATAACCAGAACCCGGATCCCATAACCTAATATTTGTCAATCTACCACTGGTAATAATTGCACGACCTTTGGCTCTTGCTCCGGTGTAGAATCTTGTTGCGGCTGTTCCTGTTTCCGATCCAACAGCTACCCAAGTTCCTAAGTTATTAAGAATTGTTGAGTCGCCTAGTGTAACATTTGGGTTTCCAAATGCAAGATCGGTCCACGACAGTGCTGATGAAAGATTTACACCTTCCCATAGTATGCCGTCTTCAGTCTTGGCAGCATAAACTGTTGGTCCTGTAGTTGGGTCACCGCCCATAACTGCGCTTCCAGTGTCGCAAACTGCTACAAACACGCCTTGAGCAAACCTAATTTTCTTCCAGTTCATTACGGTAGAACCGTCTTGCTTTGGCAATGCTGTACCTGCGTACCAAGTGTTACCGTCAAAACTGTAACCTAGGTTTCCTTGACTTGATAAAACTACAAAGCGTCCATTACCATAGGCACAGCTTACCCAGTCTACTTGACTAGAGTCATCTGTTGCATCAACTAGTGCTCCAGTCCATGTTATACCGTTAGAGCTAAATGCTCCTGTGTTTAACGTGTTAGCAATTGCAAAGAATTTATTTTGTCCGTAGCAAACATCGACCCAAGTATTGAATGACGAGTCACCAAATGATGGCATTGCTGTTGCATTCCACGATGTTCCACCGTTAGTGCTATATACTGCGCTGTCTAAGTTATTGCTGATTGCTACAAATGTCCCACCGCCGTAAGCAGCACCTACCCAATTTCTTGACAAAGGAAGGGTGACCGCAGTCCAGGTAATACCGTCTATTGATACTGCGGCATTGGTTGATCCGGTTGCAATAGCAATAAATCGTTGACCACCTGAGGCTGCTACAGTCCAGTTGCCAGAAGTTGGCAAAAAGCCCGGGCTCCAAGTAATACCGTCCGCAGAATATGCAAATGCATTGCTAGCTGACGCAAATGCTACAAAGTTTCCGCTGGCTGCTTGCCCGTCGTATCTAAATCCTGTGATAGAATTTGTACTATCGTCTGATATAGCTGTTACATATATTGTAATATCGTTGTCATCATCTATGCCGCCAACATCAGAACCATCAATAGTAATAGCCTGTCCGACTGCATATCCAGCACCTGCTGAAGATAGGGTAACACTATAACTTCTGCCAGTTTTTACAACATCCCAGATTGCGGCTACCGGTGTGACTTCTTCATCAACTACTCCGGTACCAGCAGAACCAGTAATGTCGTTGTAAGTTGAAGAAGTTTCGCCCCATATAACTTTTGACCACACGCTGTTGCTAGGCAGAGTTATTGGATAGGTATTAAAATCTGGTGCTGTAAATGTAACTCTTGGTTCGATCTGATATCTAGTACTTGCCAATAGAACATCATTGATAGGATATCCTGGAATTATATGGTCCCAACCCGGTGTGCCGTCACTTTCTTTTCTAACAGATACATATTTGGAAGTTGGATTATAAGCAGAAATATAACCATACTGGCCGGTACCTGCACCACTGATAATAATAATTCTTAATCCTAGATATTCTGCTTCTACTCCGTTATCGGTTCCTGCTAGTTTAATTGTTGTTGTAGTACCGGTCTGAGCATTGGCAGTTCTAAATGTAAAACCAGTTCCGCCGGGGCCTGTTGAATCGTAAGGATTGACCAGCAATGCTTCAAACACCGCTTGATCTCTAATTTCTTCTTGTATAACCGAAGCACCTGCACCGGCTCCGGTGATTCCATAAGATGCTGTGGTATAGTTTTGACCGCAGTTTTCAAATTCAAAAGCAATAATTTTATCAGAGTCGCCGCCTAACAATCCAGCAAAGGCAGCTTCAACACTGGCTTGATGATTATAGTTGTTAACTGTAACACTGATCGGCGTTTCAGTATCGTCAACTCCTAGCGCCATTGCTCCGTATTTGCCGTAGCTGTTGTTACCGTTGGTAGCACGGATGATACCACCATTTTCTGCTAGGTATCCAACTTGACTGTAATATGTAAACACTGAAACCAGTTCTGCGCGACCACCGTTTAAAACATAAGCGCCAATACCATCTGAGATAATCTGTGTAAAGTCATTGCTAACTATAGATTTATTTCCGCCGTTGTGCAATGAACCATCAATAACTTGGCCGTAGGCTGCATATCCAAATGTTGCTACGTTCTGAATGTATGGGCTTCGAGTAATAATCCATGTGCGGTTGTCGTCTGGGCCCCAGCCTGGATCAAGACTTACATAAGCGCCGCCTGTTGGTCGTTGATAAAAATCAAAAACTCCAAAGGGATTCAAAGTTCCACTAAGGCCGGAAACGGTCATATTTCGAAGACCGCAGGCATCTCGTATATAGAACATGTCTTCGCTGGCTGACCCAAGTACTGCATTTCTATAGTATCTAGCGGCCAGCAATGATTTATAATTTCCAGTGTATCTTAGATCGTAGCAAATTGCGTCAATATAACTGGCCACATCTCGTTTACAACCGTCAGGATCAAAACTATATTCGGGGTGTGTTGATTGGTTATAGGCCACAGCCTCAGCAGCCAAGAAATTTTTATTTGCTGTTAACGCAGCAATTGCATCGGCTGTAGCAGGGTTGGCAGTATTGGTACCAACCATAACTGGATCTGTACTAGTACTATTAATGTAGAAGTTAATGTAGTCAATGATGTTGTCATACAATGCATTAATCTGAGTTACATCGGCAGGCGTGCCTGCGTTTCTAATATCTTGTATTTCATTGTTGCCAGGGTATATCACTGTTACTGGAATGCCTCTAACAATATTATCTGTTAGTGTTTTTAAGTGTTCCAATACTTCAATACTATAGTTACTGTCTCCTGCTAGTGCTGCAATGGGTTCATTGGCTTTTACTGTAACTGCTCTTACTTCTAGACCCTTAACTGCTGTTCCTGCTGGAATAATAATAGGCAATATTTCTTCGTAAACACCAGGGTATACCGTAATGTCAACATTGCCCTCGATGGCTTCTGCCTGTTCACAAGCATATCTAACAGTTTTATAAGGAGTGTAAGGACTTGCACCATAATCTGGTCGATCAGTTCCGTTGGGTGCAACAAATCGACCAGTAACTAGTGTTCCATATTTTTCATAATAGGTTTTTAGATTAGTGTCGTCAACCTTTAACAACTGATCTTCGATACCAATTGGAATGCTAGTAGGACCAAACGAACTTCCGTCGCCGACGTTAGTTCTTGATAAGCCGTAATAAACTAGATCACCTGGATTAGTTAATCCAAGTATGTCTCCGCCATTAACATATATTTCCCAAAGTCCTAATACTGAACCGTTGTCACCTGGGAAATTAATACTGTCAGAATAGTGTGGAGCCGCGCATCGATAGGTTACACCAGTGTATATGACTAGGTCTCCAATGGCATAAGAGTTTTCGGTTCCCCAACGACCTCTCCAATTAAATCCTGGAACTAATTTTTCCCAGTCGCTGTCACTTAGATAATCTAAGCTACTTAGGTCATTGTCTGATTCTCTTAGAGCTACATAAAGGTCGCCGCCTCGACGAACTAGGTCACCGGGCCTGTACAATTCTGTATGAGTCCAATCGCCTCTAGGATTGTAACCTTGGGCAAGTTTTGTCCAAGCAATAGTACTATCTTCAAAATCTCTTGGATTTAAATCGTTGTTGTTGATATTGCTGTAAAATAAATCGCCGCCATATCGTACAATGTCACCAATTTGATAAAGGGTAAATGATGCCCAGTCGCCACCAAATTGATAGCCGTATAATTCTACTTGCCAATTAGTTGGAGTAAATGCTAATTCTCCAGTATGCGCTGTAACGCACTTCCAAATGCTACCACCATACTTAACTAAATCGTTGACTTTATAATTTGTTAATGCTGTCCATGTATTAAAGGTGTCAACATTCTGATAGTAGATGGTCCAATTAGCTTGATTAGTTTCTAATCTAGTTCCTGAAGTGTGCTCTACTACGCATTCATAGACTGTTGCACCGTAACGAACAATGTCGCCTTTGCCGTATCTTGTTACCGGTAAAAATGTTCCTTTCCAACTTGCTGAAATAATATAGTCAACCCATTTCGTGCTATTAGTTGCAAATGTTGCGCCCGACAAGTGTCCATCAACACACAGGTAAGTGTAGCCACCATACTGTACAACATCGCCTATATTGTATTGCGTAACAGTTACCCAGTCGCTTCTCCATGCAGAGCCTTCGGTCATTGTGACCCAAGCAGGACTTGACACTGCTGGATTAGATCCAGGTACAGTATAGTCTACATCAGTGTAGAAATCAGAGGAAGCTGTGTGCCCTCTAACGCAAACATATGATCCACCTCCATACTTGACTACGTCATCTCTGACATAGGCAGTACCGGTAGTCCATTGACCTTTCCAAGTATACCTAAATCTACTGATCTTAAAATCTGCCATGTTCTATTCCGTTTATGATGAAATTCCGTTAGGATATGCATATCCTTGGAAAATTCTTTGTACTAATTGACCGCTTGAATCTACATAATAGAATATACTTCTATCGTCCCAACGATACTGAGTATATTTCATATTATCAAATACTTTGTTGTGACTCTCATCTACACCTTCAAAATGGTCAATCCCCGGTTCAAAGTCTTCAAAGTTTTCAGTAGGGTTGCCAACTTCGTTGATAGTATATGCTTCTTTATCAGTAACCTGATCGCTTCTTACAATATAAAGCTCACCGTCGTCATTTCTTCTTAGAGCATACCAATATCTAGGACTATCGCCTAGTGTTTCTACAGGATCTCTTCCGATGTAATAATTGCTATTGCTCATTATATATTCCTTACGATATCTCTACATAACTTATTGTTGTATCGATGCTGTCTTCTGTATCGCTAACAATGCGAATACCAGATGTTTCTGGTAAAATTAACTTTTCACCGTTGGTAATAACTTTAACACTGGTGTTTGGTGGGATAGGTAATCCCTTAACATAGTGAGCCTGTGTTGAATTTTCGTCAACAACAAACACATTCACTGATACTGTATCGTACTCAGTAACATTTGCAATGTTGCATCCTATCACTGTTGCTCTAACACCTGCAGGAATTTGTAACACATCCACTGGATCTGTTCCTATTCCGGTATTAACTGCATGTTTAAAAACTGTTGGCATGTTGTTATCCTAATGTGAGCGCAAACGCTATAGATATATCTTCAGCTTGGCTACCAGTTACTGCTCCTGAGCTACCTGCGGGGCTAGCCCAACCAAATCCGTCCCAAACTTCCAAGGCCCTTGAATCAGTATTGAATCTAGTCATACCGAGAACTGCATAGGCTGTTGGTCGTGTTCCGTTGCCTCCTCGAGGCATTACAACACCGTTGGTACCTGCAATTTTAAAATAGCCTGTGCCTGTTGCAAGTATCTGACTGATTGCATTGTTAGCAATGTTTGTTATTGTATTATCTTTGAATCTAAAATTACCTAGATCGACACCACCTGTACCGTTGCCAAATATCGATAGGTTCATACTGGTAGTAGTCGTGATTTCGTTGTCTCTAAACTGTAGGTTTCCTATATCTAGAGAATCTAAACTCAACATGTCTGTAAAGAAATTCTGTGCGTAGACATTTCTCCAATAGAAGCTAGGGCTTCCTAGATCATATGCATTGTCTGTTTGAGGCACTAGGTCACTGTTGATACTGGCATTGATAGTAATACTATCAGTTAGTGCATCACCTATGGTGATATTTCCACCAATGGTAACATTTCCAGTAACATTAGTATTACCAGTTACTATTAGATTTCCGTTAACTGTGGTATTAGAGTAGATATCTACTATACCTATACCGTTTGGTCGTAACTCAATGTTTGAGTTTGATACAATTGTAGAAATTGTATTACCTTGAATTTCAAAGTCGTTGACCTGCAGGCGTGCTTGATAAACTGTGGCAGTTCCGCCCGTTGGAATAAAATTAATTGTGTTGTTAGAACTAGCGATTGTGTTACCGCTAATGGTAAACTGTGCAATATTTGCTTGTGTGTCAACTACAAGGTTTGTAGTTCTTGTGGTACCAACGATGTCTAAATCGTATTGAGGGCTGGCGGTCTTAACACCTATGCGAGAGTTGTTAACATCAAGATAGAGTAGGTCGGTCTCAAATGCTAAATTTACACCTTCTCGGTTTAAATTTGCCTTTAAGAGCGGCCCCGAAATTCGTCCAATAGCCATAGCTCTCCTTTGTACCCCGTGTTTCACGGTTAACCAAATTCTCAGCTTGCGCTCTTTGCTGGTTTACCACAGTAATAGACCGCGGGTGGACACCGCAGTATTATTATTTAGCTCAAAGGAGATTTAACCTAGTATAAGGATGTAAACATTACTCAAGTCTTCCATCCCTGCCTGAGTAACTGTGGCTCCGGGTCCTGTTGAAGTGTTCCAAACTGTGCCGTCAAAACATTCTAGGTATTGGCTCAACGGCACTTGAGTATTCCATCTAGTTTCACCTACTTCTGGTGACACAGCGCGAGTAGCATCAGTACCGGATGGTATCACTAGTCCGTTGTCTCCTACAAATCGAACATAGCCAATACCAGTAGATTCCAGTGTGAATGCTGTGGGGTCTAGATTTGTAATAGTGTTATCGTTGAATCTAATTCGTTCGATATCAATATTGCCTGTTGCAGAATTTAATATCACACTGTCGTTTGATAATGGTGTGCTAATTGACGGAGCACTGCTTTCAATAGTTAGTTGATTACCAATGGTAAGGTCGTTGAACTGTAAATTACCAATATCAGTATTAAAATGTGCATAAATTTTTCGCCATCTGCCTGTAGTAGAGTCGCCTAGTTCTTTGCCTAGATCGTATGTTAGGTGTGCTCCTGGGATTAGACTTTGAGTAAAATCAGGAACCACGGTAACTGTATCATAAATTGTATCGCCTACAATGATATTACCGTTTTTTTGGAGATTGCCGTCTATGCGAAAATTACCAGTTACCCCAAGATTGCCGTTAATTGTAGTACTGCTTTGAATATCAGTTATACCTGTTCCATTGGGGTCAAGGGTAATGCTACCGTTAACTGAAGCATTTTTAATAATGTTATCTTTAAAATCTAAGTTGCCAGCAATCATGTTGTCCATAGTTACTAACGGACTAGTTTGATTTGGACGAATTATAATTGTGCTTACAATATCTGTAGAAAATGTATTTCCATTCAAGGTAATAGTTGCAATATCACCGGACGTTGTTGCAATTAAATTTGTGGTATGAGTTGTGCCGTTGATCTCTGCACGATGAGACGCTGGAGTTTTATTAACGCCAATTCTGTTGTTGTTTACATCGAGGTATAATAAATCGTCGCTAGCACTGTAGTTTCTAAAGGTAAGATTAACACCTAGTCTATTTAGGTTAGCTTCTAGTAGTGGACCACTGATACGACCCAACTGTGACATAATTAGTTTCCGTAACCGTAAAACACAGTTACATAGATAGGATCACCAGTTCCGCCTAACGCAGGTACAGCTGTCGGAAACTGGATATAATATTCGTCGTTGGTATAAGTGCCAGGACCCGATGCGCTGAACGGACTATAATTTACACTAACAAAACTGCCTGCTTGTCTTTTAACCACAGTGTAGTTTACCTTTGCGCCAATCTGTATGACATTATCAATTAATATCATTACATTATAATCACTGGCTGTGTAGTTTGTTACATAGGCAGTATTCAACGGCCCAAATGTTGTTTCTGTACCGTTGGCAGCAAATCTGCTGACTTGAATAGCGGTTGCACCGCTAGCTCTAACTACTTCCCAAACTCCATTAATATATGCTTCTACGGCATTAGTAGTTGTGTTATATCTAATATATCCGTTAGGGCCATTAGGTGTTCGAACATTACTAAGTTGGGGACGCTCTGATGTAGTTCCTTTAGGAATTCTTAATCCGCCCGTTAGATCCATAACAGCTCGGCCATAGTGATTGGCAAACAGTGTGTTGTCACTGATACTGAATCTGCTGATATTTTTCTGTTTTAGGAATTTCATACTGTCAATGTGCTCACTGTCACTGTTAACAAACTACCTACTGTAGCAGCACCAGTGCTGGGACTGTAACCTACTGAAACATAATCAGTGTTTGATAGTACAATTCTTTCTTCGCTAAGAAATACAGTTTCTCCAGCCGGCACTGTTAATTTACTCACAATCAAACTGCCATTGCCAACTGTACGATTATCTGCGTAGGTGCCGTTTGGTGCTACTAGATATACATTAACATCTATTGAATTAACAGTTTCGTCGGCTAAGTTTGGAGCGCCGGTATTGCACAATGCTATTGTGGTAATAGCGTTATCTCCGACACTGGTATAAATTAGAGTAGGGGATGTTGCTGTTGTTCCTGTGACTATTCTTCCTGTGATCATATTTGTGTTCTCTTAAAATAACATGCTGAACAGCAATGCTCTGTTTTTACTAACTAGTTCGTCTCTGTTGTTTTCAGTATTTACAAAATAAATTCCCGACTTACCAACACTTTCTGCTCTAGAATATATGACATGACTACCCGAAACAATTCCAGGACTTCCAACGTCATTGTTTAACTGCAAGGATGCATTAATTTCAACCTTGCCAGTTCCGTAGGTTGTAAACTTTATATTGTCGTTTCCAGATCCAACTGTTAAAATTTCAGTTTGATCAAACTCTAATCGTTGTAGCTGTACTCTATCCGCATAGATATTTGCTGCCAATACTCCGTCAATAAAGAATCCAACAGTACTTTCAGTTGTTGGGTAACCTGTCTGTGCATAGTAATAAGCCGGACTTCCGCCAGTTGATGCATTATTTGGTGTTACTTGTGTATCTGCAATGATCACACGAGTATCTTGAGCCTGTGGGGCTCTAATCTGGAAAGTGGGATTGTTCAAAATAGAATAATCCACATAATCTTTATTTGGAATATCGTCGTTGTCGGTTACCTGTAGACGATAATTTGCTGTGCCTGCAACTTTAACTACACCAGTACCAGTACCAATTAAAGTAAGGTCACCACTGTCTTCACCTGCATCGGTCAAAATTCTTTTTAATTTTAAATTACTATCACCAAAAGCGTAGGTAGTTCCTGGAACTGTTGCAGATGCAATAACCCATGTTCCTACAGAACTGCCTATGCCTGTTGGATTCACTTCATCAAAGATCAAGGCAGCTCTTGAAGAACTACCCCGATCAATTTCCAGACCCGAATATCTTAGAGATACTCCAGAACTAGCCTCTCCTTTATTTAAGGTGATAATATTGTCTTCAATGTCAGTGTTAGTTGTAGAAATTGAAGTTGTAGAACCTGCAACGGTTAGGTTGCCTGGAATATATACTAATCCAGAAGTTCCAGGATCCAAGACGATGGTACCACCGTCTTTAGATTTAATATTATAATCACCATTAACTCGGAAATACTGTCCCATTGCGTAATCCTAGATTATAGTGCTACTAATAAAATATCGTCAGATCCAGAATCATCAGCCATTTGCCACTTGTATCGAGCACCGTTAAAATCTGTAGCTATACGCTTGTTTAACTTCATAATGTTACGACCGTTGGTTGCTTGATTAACATCAGCAGTCACACGACCTGTCATTACCATTTCGCCTGTTAATAAGTTTGCGCCTTCTTTGTTGACTAATCTACATTGTGCTGTGGCACTGTCTGATACATCAAATACTCTGTATGATCTTGCACCTTTTTGTTTAAGGATGTATACATCATCTCTAATTGTACCGCCAATGTTAGCAATAACTCTAATGCCTACATTAGTTGATGCGTATGTGCCGAAAACTTGAATACCGTTTACATCTTTGTTAATTGGACGTCCCATTTGTTTCTCCTTTGTTGACGTTCTAGGTCTACGCAGAGGGATTCTGCATAATATACTTAGATACTTTATTTATCCGCGGCTCAGCATAGCCATCAGTTCCATTTTTTCCACAGTATCTATTATTTTATTGATGGCATCTATCTCAAGTTGCGCTTTTTCTAAATAACTTCTGCTATGAGTTTGTCTATGCAAGACCATAATTTTACTATGTTCTTGTATGTGTTCGTTGATCATTTTTTCAATCAGTTTCACATCATGTGTGAACATAGGAAAGCGTCGACGCCATCCGGTAAACTGAGCGCGAAGTTGTTCAAAGTCTTTGTCTGATTCTATTTTCACTTGATATTTAAGTCAAACAAAAAGGCTCCGAAGAGCCTTTTTGGGTTTGCAAAAATACAATTCGCGGATTAAGCGAAGCGTAGGTTAGCGGAAGTTACTGCAACTTTTGCTAGGTAGTCAGCTGCGTTACCTAGAGAAGAAGCTGTATTTGTCAACTCAACATAACCATAACGTGTCATGAATGATACGACTGGTTCGAAAGTTGCTGGGTCAAGAACAACACCACTGCTCATCAATGGAATGTATGGGCAATAGAATGCTGGAGCATCAGATTCGCTAGAACCTTTGTAACCGATAAGAACATCATCAGTAGTTGCGTAACCGTTAACATAAACTTTCATTGCGCTGTTCAATGTACCAACAAACTTGGTGTTTGTAGGAGCTTCAAAAGTGCCTTCTGTAGTGCGAGCAAAAGCAGAAGTTGTTGCGCTTTGTAGCAATGTCAATACTGTTGGAGATACAACAGCGTAGTTACCAGCACCACGACGTGTACGCTGAGCGATCAAGTTAGCTGCACGATTGATTTGAACAGCTAGA